TTTGTTTTGTCCATTCGAGTGGACATTTTCGCTGACTTATTTTGTTTACTCGAGTTTACATTTTCGTTTTGTCATTCCAATTTGTGCAATCGATTGCACATTTTCAGAATTTGTTTTGTCCAATCGATTGGACATTTTCAGGATTTGTTTTGTCCATTCGAGTGGACATTTTCGCTGACTTATTTTGTTTACTCGAGTAAACATTTTTGCTTTACCACCCCAAAATGGGAAATTGATTTCCTATTTTAGGGCGGATTTTTTATTCTAATAAATGTTACTGTAAAACCCTACGGCTTTGCCGAGGATACGGACTTTGTTCATTTCTTCTTCCTTTGGCGGTCAAGCTCCTCAAGTTCGGGATAATATGTGTAATATCCTATGTGTACTCTGCATTCAGGACATCTTCCTGTGCGTAAAAAAGTTGGCAAATCATAAACATACGGATACATACGATCATTTTTGTCTATGCTATAAATTTTATTATTATATTTCTTGCATAAATTACAATCATTTGAGGTAGATAGCTGTACATAATTTTGATTAAAATTATGTAATGCTTTTATCTGTTGTTTAAATCTTTCACATTCTTCAGTAAGTATGATGTCAGAAAACATTTCCGGGTGCGTTTTTCTTGCATTATTTTCAATTTGCTTAGAAAAATCTTTATTTAGCAATTCAGCGTACTTTATTACTCGCAAATACTGCTTTTCAGTGAGGTGTATTTCATCATATGAAAGTGAATCAGAAATTTGATTAGATTTTAAAAGGCACTCTACTGCTAAATCTAAATCGCCGTTTGCTTTGTGATTGGTAGCGGCTTTTTGCAATAATAACATAACATCCGAGTTTTCACACGGAATAGCTCTTATATTTTCAAGAGTGCTAACATCATAATCGCCACAACTGACAGGTATTTTTTCTAAGAGAATTTTACTTTGATTATTTGATTTCAGAGAATCAACAAGTTTTAAATTTTCGGTAGTCAGATATATGCTATACTTATTGGACATATCTTCAAAAAACTTATTGATTTTATTTTGCTTGCCTTTATCTGTTTTTAATTTATCGGCAGATGAAAGAGTTGACTTCCAATATCTATGAATAAACCTATTGGTATTTTGTTCATAGTTCTTTTTCAATTCTTTTAGCTGGCTTTTTGGTAACGGATGCCCAGGAATTTGGTGCACCTTATGTTTACAGATTTCTGTTAATATTTGTAAAGCCTTAATGTAATTATTAAAATATGATTCGGGCTTTGCGGAATCTCTTATCCATTTTTCAGCTCCGGCATAATCACAGAAAAGTAGATATACAGCATTTTCAGAAGCTTCATTTCTATATTTGTCGCTAAATGAGTTTTTAAGCAATTCATTTTCAACGGCTTGGGGTAACCGCACATTTAATTCAGTTTCTGTCTGCGATTTAAATAATTTTGCGAAAAATCCCATATCAATTCTCCTTATCAAATAGCATTAGCCTCAAGCTCGTTATGTACAACAGGCTCATAATCATAAAAATGCTCGGATGTAATGTGCTTTAATTCGTGCTTAGCGGCTTTCTGTTGAGTATCATAGCTAAGCAGAATATTAATATATACATTGTAATTGCCGTCCTCATCTAAGACCGTTACGCCTCGTACGGTCAGCGGCAATTCTAAACCTCTAATAAAAATTTCTCCCAAAGCTATTCATCCTTTTTTAATGCTTCAATAATTCTGACTGCTTTTTCCACATCTTCTTTTGTAGCACCCTTAGTAAGACTAAATAACATTCTTAGTTCACTTCTGTTCTTGAGCTCCTCGAGGTATTCTTGGAGTTCAATGTCATCAGTCATTTTTGATGTTTCGTGTTCCTCTGTCAAATCAGATTTAAGAATACCAAAATAGTCAGCCAAAAGTTGCATTTTGTCAACACGAGGGTATTTCTTTCCATTTGCCCAATCAGAAACAGTCGAAGCCGTTAAATTAAGGTCCGTTACAAGATCCGATTGGGTTTTATTGTTAGTAGTCATATAATAGTTTAAATTCTTTGCAAAAATTTTTTTGTTAAGCTCACTATTATCGCTCATTAGATCACCTACTTTTATGTTATATTTGCATTATACACTAAAAGCGTAAAAAATTCAAGATATTTTTAAAAATATTTCGCTTTTTGCTTGACATTACGCTTTTAGCGTGATATTATATATGTGTACCAAGGAGGTGAGGCAAATGGAATATCCTAAAATCACGTTAAAAGCTGCAAGGGTAAACGCTGGTTTATCTCAAAAAGAAGCAGCTGATATGCTTAATATTAGCAAGGAAACTCTTTCTAACTACGAAAAAGGAACATATTCGCCAAGTTGGGATATGGTGCATAGAATAGGTGAACTGTATAGATTTCCTGTTGACTTTATTTTTTTTGGAAAAGATTTACGCTTAAAGCGTATCACTTGATTTCTGTTATTTATCTTACAATTCAGTATAGCAAATCAGCTGTACAATAAGCAGGACTTAGCCGAACAGCAGAGAACAGCATAGGAAAGGAGGAATGGCTATAATAACCGACATAATAAACTGCGTACTCTTATTTGTTGCAGTAACAATATTTATTTGGTTTGAAATTGATAATCTTAGAATAAAAAGAAAGATAACCCGACTTAATCAGAAAGTTGAACATTTGTTGCAGTTAGCTGACATACAGTTCAAACCTCAAAAAGAAGAGTTATCCGATGAGTTTAAGTTATATCTTTTACAAAAGCAGATAGATAGTTTAGAATTTGCAACCCTAAACCGGAATTGTCAAGATAAAGACCAAATAAATAGACAGTAATGGTTGAGAGTGAAAAAATTAAAAATCTGATAAATAAATTTAGTTTTTGGAACTGGTATTCTTGTTAACCAAGTGAAACAGTGCTTCATCAAATACTTATAATGGTAAAAAGTTTCAAAAAAGGCATTTTCGAGGGCAATAGACATAAAGTGCATTTTTAAATCACTTTCTAACCCAAAATAAGATTTATGAGCTTTGTTTAAAACTTTCGTAATAGGAATTATGAGTTCAAAGTTTTGCTGAAATTCTTTGCTGTTTATATTTTTCAAATACTTGTTGTATAAATATTTTGTGTGTAACATTCTATAAAGATTTATAAAGAAATTTGTTATAGCAATTACACAATAGATAGCAAGTATTTTCAAAAACATCAGCAACATTCCTTAAGACGATTTTGTTTAATTATACAATTTATTATTAAAATCGTCAATTCAAAAACTATTCATTTATCAAACATTAAAAACAGATTAGAGGTGAGAGCAATGTTTTACAATGAACTTGACTATTTGGACGATGAAGAAGTTGAGATAATTTGTTCAAGCAAAATTCCAACCGAGGGCGAATTAGAAGATAATCTAAACAAAGTTATTGACGAAAAGCTACTTCATTCGTTTTATCTGCTTGGCAAGTATGATGTCAAGATAGAGAGAGCATACCGAGAGGGTTTCAGGAGCGGTCTTGCACTGACTATTTCGGTTACCGCTCTATTATTATCACTGGTGGCATTAATATGGAAACTACAGACAATATTAACGCTATTACCGAAATAATTATCGGGACCCAAAAACGGATTTTTTCTTTTCTGCGGTATAGTAAAAACATTTTCCCTTTTTTAGAAATACAGTAGTATTTAGGATCGGGTGAATAGTCAATAAGATGATAACGCAACAAGAAAGAATATTTTTCTTTAAATTTATAGTCAACATCTTGTTTTAAAAGTTTATTACCTTTATATAAGGACCTAAGTATTCTCACTTCTGATTTATCAAGAATGAGGTCTTTATGAGAAGTTGACATAGTGTGCACCTCCTTTCATAGTTAATCATAGCATTTAAGGTCGTGTAAAGCAATAAAATATCGAAAAGAATAGTAGAACTTGAAAAAGTTCTTGTCAAACAGCAGAAAACAGCGTGAACACACCAACAGAAAGGAGATGAGGAGATGAACAACACTTTACTTATCAACCCAAAAACTGGTCAGGAATATGACGATGTTCCGCCAACTGTAGCGGCGAAGTTCCTCGGCGTTGCTCTCAATTTCGTGTATGACGGCTTAAAGCAAAAAGCACTGCCGATTGGTACAGCAGTACAGAGCGAAAAGGGCAGATGGACTTACAATATTCCTTGCGACAGGCTCAAAGCATATGCAAGTGGTGTGGATGTTTTGCAGACTACACAGCTTTTAGAAATGTTTATCAGCAGAAAGGAGACATAACAAATGGCACTTAGACACATTAAAACAAAACGCAGTCTTAAAGACGAAAACAAGCACTTACATAGCTTAGTTAAGCACCTACAGATTGAGCTTGAGAACGCAAGACTTGACCTTTGCATTAAGAATGACGCAATCCGCGGTTACAAAAACGAAAACGCAAGGCTTAGACAACGCATTAACAGTATGTATGCATATGATGTTTTCGGGGAGGAGGTGAAACCGGATGACAAAAAAAGTAAAATCCAAAGTGCTTGAAATAATGGCACTTGCACTCGAATTTAACGGCAGAAGTACAAAGTGTGAGTGCACTGGTAGCAAGCCGACAATATTTGTTAATTTTAGCGGTCATACATGCGAGTTAGATGTTAATATCTGCACACAGGGGTGGACTTTTCACAATACAAATGCAAGAGAGATTAGAGATATAATTTATCTCGACCGTACATCGACATTAAAAGAGCTCAACAAAACATTAAAAACGCTTAAAGCTGTTATCGCAGAATACGAAGAAAGAGAAAACCGCTGAAACTCTCGCACAGTTCCAGCGGTTCAAAAGGATATATAAAATTAATATCAATTTTATTATATCCTCAAATCAAATAAAAATCAAGAGGGAGATAAGATGATTACCTACAATCAATTCTGCAATACATTTGCGGTAAGCATTGACAGTGCTGTATTTGAGGAAGTAAAACGGAGGGCAGAGCGTAAGCGTAATTACATAATAAGCCGTTTTGGTGACGGCAACGGTGCAAGACTTACAGAAAAGTATATGCTTGAGCTTATGCGTGATGAGCTTTGCTCATTTACCTTAGAGCAGTCAACAAGGCTTGCTGTGGGAGGTGTTTAAGAGTGTGTTACGGTTTAGCTCCAAATGCACCTATACCGCAAAAGAAAGGTGAATGTGCTTGCTGCGGTTACGAACTCAGAGAAGATTATACATATTTTGAGGACAGCGAGTGCAACAAATTTTGTAGTAAAGACTGCGCAGCAGAATTTCATAAAATCACAGAAAAGGAGTGGCAGTGATGAACGAACAGTCACAGCTTATTGTAGTTAAGCAAATACCGATTATTATTGAAAAACTTGAGTCTGTTAAATCTGAAATTGAGCACAAGGTAAATGTTGCTTGCTCAATGGTTTGCACAGATGAGAACTACAAAGAAATCAAAAAAATTCGTTCGGCTCTCAACAAAGAGCTTGCCGAGTTTGAAAGTCAGAGAAAAGCCGTTAAGTCCGAGGTAATGACACCGTACGAGCATTTTGAAAGCGTGTATAAGGAGTGTATTTCCACACCTTATAAAAAAGCTGATTCAGCATTAAAGAGCAAGATTGAGGCTATCGAGCAAGGGCTTAAACAGGAAAAGCACGATAAATCAAAAGCGTATTTTAACGAGTACGCCCAAACGCTCGGCATTGATTTTGTAAAGTACGAGCAAGTCGGCTTGAGCATTACGATGACGGTTACGCTTAAAAAGCTCAGAGAAACAATCAAGGCTTTTCTTGACAAGGTTATGGACGACATAAAGCTCATTGCAGTGCAGGAGCATAAAGACGAAATTCTGTACGAGTACAAGCAAACTTTGAATGTATCGGCTGCAATAACTTCCGTAACTGAAAGATACAAGGCTATTGAAGCCGAAAGAGCAAGGGCAGAAACTGAAAAAACAGAGCGTGAGAAAGCAGAACTTAACGAGCAAGCAACATTGAACGAATATGAACCGTTCGAGGCAAATGTTGCAGTAGAAGTAGCTCCACCGGAAGAAAAACCACATATTAATCAAACCGATGAAAAAGTATTTTCTCTTACATTTACAGTATATGGTACTAAAACGCAGCTTAAAGATTTTGCAATAGCAGTTAAAAATTTAATCAACGAAAGGGGATTAAGATATGAGTAATTATAACATTCAGAATCAGATTCAGCAGAGAAAACCAAAATTTTCAGCCATGCTCCAGACAGTGGCTTTTCAGAAAAGCCTTTCAAATTCAATGAAAGACCCGAAGGAAATCCAAAAGTTTACGGCGGCTATCACATCTGTGGTAAGCACTAACCCGGCACTCGAAGAATGTGATGCTGGAACAATTCTTTCAGCGGCACTTTGCGGACATTCGCTCGGGTTGCCACCATCACCACAGCTCGGACAGTATTACATGGTTCCGTTTAAGGACCGTAAGAACAATCGTACAACAGCAACATTCGTTCTCGGTTATCGTGGCTATATTCAGCTTGCTATCCGTTCAGGACAGTATAAGAGACTTAATGTGGTGGAAATCAAAGAGGGAGAACTTCTCAATTGGGATCCGCTTACAGAAGAAATTACAATCAAAATGATTGAAGATGAAACAGAGCGTGAAACAGCTGAAACAATCGGATACTATGCTTATTTTCGCTATGTAAACGGCTTTGAGAAAGCTCTTTACTGGAGTAAGGATAAGATGAAACAGCACGCAATGAAGTATTCAGCCGGATATGCAAATGATATCAAGAAGGGTACAAGCTATACATTTTGGGCAAAAGATTTTGATGCAATGGCTAAAAAGACGATGCTTAGACAGCTTATCAGCAAATGGGGCGTTATGAGTGTTGAAATGCAGACAGCGTATGAATCTGACAATCATATTATCAATGCCGACGGTACTCCAGATTACGAAACAAATACAATGATTGATGCAGATGTACCTTCTGATGTAACATTACCAGAACCATCTGAACAGCAGACCGATGATGAAGCTTTCTCAATTGATGATCTTGCAGAGTGAGCAAGATGATTGATTTAGATATTATTAGTACAGGCTCTAAAGGCAACGCAGTCTTTCTTGGTGGTCAGACCTTAATTGATTGCGGAGTGCCTTTTAGCAAACTTGTTGATGCGAAAGTTGTTGATAAGATTAAGTATATTTTCCTAACTCATCAACACAGAGATCATTGCAATATTGCAACCATTAAGAGACTTATTAACGAACACCCCCTAATTAAGATAATCTACCCAAATTATCTGTGCAGACATTTTAGTGATTTTGAAATCCCCTTTCTGATAAAAAGTTCGTGTATAGTTACTGAGAGCAAATGGTACACAATAGGCAATATTACATTTTCAGCTTTTCCGTTAAGACACGATGTGCCTAATGTAGGCTGGAAGCTCTACTTTCGCACTCAACAGGGGATATATAAAGTCATATATGCTACCGATACTGCGGATATATCTCATATCGTAGCTAAAAATTATGACTTGTATCTTATCGAGGCTAATTTCACTCAAGATGAAATTATTAATCGAATAAAAGATAAGAGAATGAATGGTCAATATGTGTACGAGGAGAGAGTTCTTCGTACACATTTGAGCAAAGAAAAATGCGATGAATGGTTGTATCAGAACATGGGTGTCAACAGTGCTTATGTTTATATGCACCAACATGAGGTCTTATTATGATTACATCAGCAAATATAGTGGCATATGACGGCTACAACTTAATAGTAAGACCTCGTGACCGCATTGGCAGAGAACTTTCACAAAAACAGGTCAACGAGGTTGAAATAAGAATAGTTGACGGTAGAGAAATATCTGCCGAACAACGAAGAAAAATATACGCAGTAATCAGAGATATTGCATTCTGGTGTGGTGATAATCCGGAATGGATAAAGGAATACTTCAAATTTAACTTTTGTGGTGAGTTTGGAATAAAGTATTTCTCCTTGGCAGACTGCGAAAAAAGCGTAGCAAGGGATTTCATAAGCTATCTGATAGACTTTTGTTTTTATCAGAACATCGGTACAAGAGATACCTTGCTTAATGTTACAGATGATATTGGTAGATATTTATATAGCTGTCTTGAAAATCGTAAGTGTGCGATATGCAATGCTCCCGGCGAAATTCATCATGTTGATAGAGTTGGGATGGGCCGAGACAGGGAACAGATAGTTCATATAGGACTTAGAGCCATCTGCCTTTGCAGAAAACATCACGATGAAGCACATTGGCATGAAAAAGAACTGTTTGAAAAGTATAAAATCTATGGCATAGAACTCGACGAGTATCTCTGTAAAAAACTCAAACTCAATACAAAGGAGTGATGTAGTGAATGGCTGGACAACCAAAGCAAGGTTTAGACTTTGCCGCTTGGGATGTTCACATTTTCGATGACGATGAGAGATTTGATGTGCTTATCGATGCACAGGGATGGAGCGGCTTTGGCGTGTTCTTCTATATTTGCACGAAAGCATATGCCACTAATGGTTATTACTATGAGTGGCGAGAAAAAACCAGTGCGGCCGCAATAGCGAAACGAATGAGCGGTGGAATTAAATCAGATACGGTAAAACAGGTAGTACAGCTTTGCTTACAAATTGGGCTGTTTGACAACGGGCTGTTTGATAGGGAGAGAATACTGACAAACAAAATGATGCAAGAACGGTATATGTACGCTATTGAGAAACGCTCTAAGCGAGGTCGCACAATTAATAAAGATTACTGGCTTTTGAAAGAAGATGAAACAAAGGCTTATATAATTGTACCCGAAAATGAGCATAATCTCTCCGAAAATGGGAATAATCTCGCCGAGAATGACATAAAGAAAAGTAAAGTAAAGGAAAGTAAAGAAAAAGAAAAGAAAAGCGATGTTTTTATTTCTTTATTGTTAAAAGAAGAAAGCACTTATCAAGTGACATTTTCTCAGCTGAATAATTTTAAAAATATTTACACATTGATTGATGTTGAAAACGAACTCGTAAAGATGTCTAAGTATTTTGAGCTGCACCCCGACAGCAGAAAAACACTTGATGATATCGAGAATTATATAAACCGTTGGTTAAGAAAAAGGAGTGAGGAATTTGACGGCGTACGAAAAAATAATTCAAAAGTACCTGTCAAAAGACGGAGCACAGGAGCGTTTAACACAGGCGAGGTTGTACTCTAAGCTTACGGCAGAGGAAAAGGCACAGCGAGAGGCGGATATTCTCAATGCTCAACAGGGAAAGTTATCAGATTACGATTGCAAACTCTGCAAAAACAAAGGCGCTGTATATCGTGCAATAAAAAGAGATTTCTGTGGCACTGAAACTTTTGAGGTTGTTAGCCGACCCTGCGAGTGCTTAAAGGTGAGAGCAGAGATTAGAAGAATTAAGAAAAGCGGACTTTCAAAGCTTATTGAGAGATATAACTTTGACACATATCTTGTAAAAAATGATTGGCAAGGTTACATAAAGAAATGTGCTGTTGACTACGCCAAAAAGCCGATTGATTGGTTTTACATTGGCGGTCAGTCAGGCTGTGGCAAAACACATATATGTACAGCTATTGTCGGTTATTTGTTAAAACAAGGCAAATCAGCAAGGTATGTGCTGTGGGGAGATGATATAACAGCAATCAAGCAAGCAGTGACTGTTTCCGAACAGTACGATAAACTTATGAACAATATCAAAAATGCAGAGGTACTGTATATTGATGATTTTTTCAAGACACGCAGCGGCGAGAGTGTAAGTAATGCAGATGTTAATACAACATTTAAAATTATAAATCATCGTTACAATGAACAGTTGCCTACGATTATCAGTTCCGAACTGTCAATCAATGAGATTTCTGCGATTGATGAGGCATTAGGCAGCCGCATAGCCGAAATGACAAGAACGCATAAGATTTACATTTCAAAGGATAAAAGCAAAAATCAGAGGTTTTACTATGGATAAATCAGTAACAGAATTTTTTATGAAAATGGAAAAAGTGCCGACTGTAACGGCTCAGGAACGCAGAGTGAGGACCGTTAATGGCAAGCCGATATTTTACGATTCACCGAGAATAAAATCGGCAAAGGCTTTACTTGTGGCTCATCTAAAACAGCATAGACCGCCAAAGCCATATGATAGCGGTGTAAGGCTGAGGGTAAGCTGGCTTTTTCCAAAAGGCAGACACAAAGACGGTGAGTATCGTATTACAAAACCCGACACAGATAACCTACAAAAAATGCTCAAGGACTGTATGACGCTCGTGGGCTTTTGGACAGATGACGCACTCGTGGCAAGCGAGATGTGTGAAAAGTTTTGGGCAGATGTACCAGGCATTTACATAAGGATTGAGGAACTGTGAATATTTCGGAAGTTAAACGCAACCTTGAAAGAACTGTGTTGTACAATCGTGCAGAATACATTCTGACAGGCTGTATCATCAGACGAGGCATAACAGGAAAGTTTTATTATCAGGCTGAAATAAAGGATTTAAACGCTAATTCTGCATTGTTGTATTGCAGACTTGAAGATTTGGAGGAGATGAAATAAATGTATTCAGCTATATGTCAAATATGCCGTAACAAATTTACCGCAAGAGCAAAAACAACAAAATATTGTTCAGCTTGTGTCAGTAAAGCCAAAGCCGAGGCGGCGTTACACAGAAAAGAGCAGTTAAATAGACCGCTGACAACCGATACAGAATTTTTAATATGTTTATATACATACAGAGGTGATTCGATATCACGCATTGCAACGGATTTGAACAGAAGCGAAGAGGATGTTCAAAGCATATTAAATGAAGCAAAAGCAAGCGGTCGTTATAACGAGCACATACAAAAACATCTTAACTCTGTGAATTACAAAAGTACACTTATGGAGGATAAAGAAAATGATTGATTGTTCAAAAACTAAAAATTACTTGACGGAGTTGCGAAGGATGACTAAACAACGGAAGGACGGAGGATGCGAACTTAAATGTGTAGATTGCCCTTTGAGCCGTTCAAATAATGACATAGGCATTCCGTGCACGAACCTTGAAACGAGTTATCCCGAAAAAGCAATTGCAATTGTACAAAAGTGGAGCGATGAACATCCGCAGAAGACTTATTTGAGTGAGTTTTTAAAAAACTATCCGAATGCTCCTCTTGTTCACGATGGAACACCTGAAATATGCCTTCGAAAGTTAGGCTTGACAGATATAAAGACTTGTAGAGTAGGCGGCTGCGTAGAATGTTGGAATCAGCCTATTGAGGAGAGTGAAAGTAAATGAGGGTTTATCAGTGCGATTGTTGTAACAAAGTTATCTCAGATCCACACACAGTTAAAATGAAGGAATTTTATGTAGGGATGGATTTTGATTGCGGAAGTAGGATTGCAATTCCTATCGGAAGCAAGAGAAAAATTAAAATACAGCTATGTGATGATTGTTACAAAGGCTTACATCTTATTGCCGAATTATTGCTGAAAGAAGAGAGTGAAAATAATGTCTGAAAAAGAATTAAAAATTCGTGAGGTATGCGGTGATTATGCGTTGGATATACCGTTCGCAGACGGTAGTGTAAACACGATATACTTTAATTCAAAGCGAAATGCCGAAAATGTTAAACGCATTATTGAGATTGACGGAAGTAAACCCAATCATGCTACGGTGTGTGAAATGGAAGAAATCAGGCACGGAAAGTGGGAATTTGAAAAAGATATTTGTGGTTGTGCTTGGTTTACTTGCACAAACTGCCATAAATACATCATTATGGCAAAACATAGATTGTACCCATATTGTCCCTATTGCGGTGCAAAAATGGAGGTAGAAAATGGGTGAAAAAGAATATATAGAGCGTGAAGTTGCACAGAAAATTTTAAAAGTTTTAGCAGATTACGCTTATAATGTCGCAAAATCGCTTGATACAGTACCCGCCGCCGATGTGCAGGAAGTAAGGCACGGGAAAAATTTAACTAAAGCTCACCCTGTTGATGAATTTATTTGTTCTGAATGTGGTTATATGACCGAAGATTGCACAGAGAAAAAATATAGCCAGGACGGAGATTATTGTTATCTTTGCGAATATGAATATAAGTTTTGCCCGAATTGTGGTGCGAAAATGGATAAGGAGTGATACAAATGAGAGAAGTTACAATAGGAGATTTTGTAGAAACAATTCATGATATTAACGGTATTTTAACAGCCGTAAAAGAGGGTTATTATGGTTTAACTGCCTTTATTGCAACCGCTGATGGGCAAACATTTTATTGTCCCGTTAGTGATTTAAAAGATTGTATCTACAAGGAGGATATATGAGAGAAATATTATTCAGAGGTCAAACTCGCAGATATGGCGAAAAAGTCAGAACTTTAAAGGAGTAAAAATTATGACAAGATATGAACTCGAAAGACATTTAGGGAAATATGTTGAAATCGTACTTTTTGACGGAACGGTGATTGAGGGCATTTTACATAAAACAAGTGAAAAAGCCTTCGAAAATGACGCTAATTTGTCAATACCAAAGTTACGATATTTCTGCACTTGTGGGGATAAGGTTGTTAGTAATTGTGTTTTTAGATTGTCCCACATTAAAAAAATCAGTCGTAGTTAAACTCTCAAAGTGGGTAAAAAAGGAAGTCAGAAAAGTAGGTGAAGCGGAAGCATACTGCTTAACTTGCGGGAGAGAGGTTGTTTATCAAGTCATTAACAACCGTTATCAATTTGAAAACTATTGCCCACATTGCGGTGCAAAAATGGATAAGGAGTGAGCAAGAATGAAAGCCCATATAACTAAAGAACCTGCTGACATATGTGATCATTATACACGAGATTGTAGTATATCTTTTCTCGCTACCGTTACATATCACCCACCTAAGAATAGTCATAGGAACGCACCTTGTCCTTGTGGAAGCGGAAAGAAATATAAAAGATGTTGTTTGATAAAGGAGAACAGGCAAAATGACAAATTTTGAAAAGATAAAGCAGATGAGCGTTGAGGATATGGCGGAAATGTTGCTTGATGCAAGTGAAAAACATTTTACATACTGCAACCATTGTTCATATCAAAGTTTTTATGCACCGCATTGTACATCTAGCAACCTTCGAACAGATTGCGTATATGCAATCAAAAAATGGCTTGAAAGTGAGGTAGATACGAATTGACGGCGAGAGAGATTAAGGGCAAAATAATAGATTTTGAACTGTATCGTATGGAAAAGGAGCTTGAAAAATTTAAGGATTACGATAAAAAGAACTTGTTTGCAGATTATTATGCTAGTGACGAATGCAAAAAACCAGACAGTTACGGAATTGTATGTGTAAAATGCGGAGAGTGCGGACGTACTTTTACAAAAGATGGAATTTTAAAGGAGAATTAAAATAAATGAAAGTACATCATTGTATAGATGTTTGTTGTGGAGGCCGTATGTTTTACTTTGATAAACATAACCCAGATGTAGTCTTCATGGATAACCGTAAATTTACTGTCAAACCTGATGTTGTGGCCGATTTCAGGAATATCCCTTTTAAAGATGATACGTTTAATTTAGTAGTATTTGACCCACCGCATCTAATCAAAGTAGGGGATAAATCTTGGTTGGCAAAAAAGTACGGTAAACTTAACCCACATACATATAAAGATGATTTATCTCAAGGGTTTAGGGAATGTTTCAGAATTTTGAAACCATATGGAATTTTGGTTTTTAAATGGAATGAAACGGATGTTAAAACTAACGAGATAATTAAATTATCACCAATACCTCCAATTTTGGGACATAAAAGTGGGAAAAATGGTACTGAAAGTGAGGTGGAAGAATGACCGCAAAAGAAATCAAAGACATAAACCGAGAAATTACGAGGTTAAAAGCTAAGATTGCACGCATAGCCGCCGAGGCTGACAATACATCGCCTAAGCTGTCGGATTTACCGAGTGCAAGTCAAACATCTGACAAGGTCGGCAATGCGGTGGTGCAGATTGCAGATATTCAAAGGGAGATACAAAACCTTGAAATTCGCCGAAACGCAGCACTCAACAGCCTATCTCGTGACGATTTTGTGGAGAACTGCTTATTTATGCACCTTAGCCTGCGATACAGCTGGGCGAAGATAGCAGTTGATACAGGCGGAATCAATACCCCCGACAACATAAGAATTATGTGCAACCGCCACCGTTGGTAAAAGTTGTTCGGTTTTTCGGTTTAGGTGCAGTATAATATAAAATGAAGAAATCGATAATAAGAGACATTTTGTAGTTCTTTTTCAAAACAACGGCAGACCGCTCTCACTTGAGGGCGGTTTTGCTGTATCGAAAAATCGAAAGGGCGGTGATACCGTGAAAGACAAATTAAATGCAAGACAGAGGAAGTTTGCGGAATATTATGCGCAGAGCGGTAACACAGTTCAGAGTGCGATACAGGCAGGATATTCAGAAAATTACGCAAACGCAAGAGCGTATGAATTGTTGGAGAATGTTGGAGTTTCAAAATACATCAAAGAGTTATCCGACAAGCTCAAAGATGAACGCATTATGAGTGCTAAGGACAGACAGGTTGCTCTCTCTGACATTGCAAAGAGTGCCGAGCAGGACCCGTCAGACCGTATTCGTGCGATTGATACACTCAACAAAATGACGGGTGAATACATTGTCAAGGTTGACGCAAAGGTTGAGCAATCCGAAAAGCTCTCTGATGTGTTCAGACAGTTAGGCGGTGAGGGGCTTGACGAATAAGATACAAAATAAGTTGGAGGTTACAACTATGAAAGAGATATTCAAGAAAGTTACATTAAAGGGTTTTGAAAGATACTCGGTAAGCAATTACGGAAATGTTCGCAACAATATTTCAGGTAATGTTCTGAGTAAGCGTAAGGCAAGCAACGGCTATCTGAGAGTTAATTTACGAACGGGTACTGTGCCCTATGAAAAACCTACAGTTGTTCACGTTCATAGACTTGTTGCAGAAGCTTTTCTTCCGCCTATTGAGGGCAAACCATATGTTAATCATATTGACGGAAACAAAGAAAACAATGTTGTTGATAATCTTGAATGGTGCACGCCGCAAGAGAATAGTGAACACGCATATAGAACTAAGGCTGATTATCGAGAAGAATGTAAAGTCAACATTGTCAAAGCACAAAATCGTTGTAAGAAGAAGCTGAAAATGATCGTTAACGGCAAAGTTCAATGTGTTTTTGGTTCTAAATCAGAAGCCGCCAAAAAGCTAGGGGTAAATGAAAAGACGATATACAACTATCTTCACGGAGCAACAAAGCCTATTGGTTATGAGCTTTTGGAGGTGATGTAAATGCCTTTGAGTAAATTCCCATTGTCACAAAAATATATAGATTTTATCAACAGCGTAAACAATGTAAGTGCGGATTTTCTTGAGGGTACTTAACTACTGCTTCCGGAAAGACAACAGTCGGGGCCGGCGTAAAGTTTATGCGAATGGTGTCGCAAAGTAAAAAGAAGATACACGCCATTGCCGCCAAGACAACAGGTAAAGCCGAAGAAACCATTATTCAGCAGGATAATGGTATTCTCGACCTGCACCGTAACGCAGTTTACTGTGGCAACGGCGACAAGGACTACAAGCTCCCGCATATCAAGTTTGAGGGCAAAATTATCTATGTTCTCGGCTACAGCAGTCGGGATAAATGGGAAATGGTACTCGGTGCACAGTTCGGCTGTGTGTATATTGATGAGATAAACACCGCCGATATTGAGTTTATCCGAGAGATGTCAACCCGTAATGACTATTTGCTTGCAACACTTAACCCCGATGACCCGTCTTTGCCTGTCTACAAGGAATTTGTAAACCGTTCAAGACCGTTTAAAAAATACGCAAAAGATGTTCCGCCCGAGATTATGGCGGAACTTAACGAAGAACCTGTGCCGGATTGGCGGTACTGGTTCTTTTCTTTTACCGATAATTTAAGCCTTACACCCGAACAGGTTGAAAAGAAAAAAGCCTCTGCTCCAAAAGGAACAAAGCTTTATAAAAACAAAATCTTAGGATTGCGAGGCAGGGCAACAGGGCTTGTATTCTCAAACTTTGAGAGGGCAAGGCACATAAAAACAAAAGAATGGGCAAAGCGGTTTTTAAACTCCGACCGTAAAAGCGAGCATTTTATTCAGTTTACGGCAGGACTTGACACCGCATATTCGCAGAAGTCACCCGACACAATCGCAATGACCTTTTTCGGTATTACAAACAAGGGCAAGTGTGTTCAGCTTGATGAAAGAGTTTATAACAACGCTGAAATGCAAACGCCGATTGCTCCGAGTGATACGGTTAAAAACTTTATTGCTTTTCTTGACCGCAACCGTGAGGAATGGGGCTTTGCAAGAACAGCATTCATCGACAACGCCGACCAAGCGACTATTACCGAATTTCAGAAGTACAAGCGGCAAAACGGCTGTATTTATGATTTTGCAAATGCGTGGAAGAAAACAAAGATAATCGACCGTATCAATCTTGTTCTCGGCTGGCTCGCAAAAGATTGTTTCCTTGTGCTTGAGCATTGCAAGAATACAATTGCTGAGTTTGAGATTTACAGCTGGCGAGAGGATAAAGACAACACACCCGAGGACGGCCACGACCATTGCATAAATAGCAGTCAATATGCGTGGCTGCCGTTTAAAAATATTATTGGAAGTGAAATAAATGGGGCTGATAAACAGAATGGCTGATACAATCAGAACAGGATTAAGAAATTTTTTACATATCACTAAAGCGCCCGACAGAATGATAACCGTTGACGAAACGAGCAATCATCAAACTGAATGCTTTACCAACCGCATTTGGTATTGGGGCAACAGCAGACAGCTTTCACAGCTTTACACACAGCTTGACAGCGACAAAACACGCTTTTGGTCTGCCGAGTGTACCAAAGGGCTGAAAATACGAAAAATCCACACAGGCTTGCCCGCTCTCATTTGCGATACACTCGCTAATATTGTGATTGCAGACTACAACGGTACAGAGGTTACAAGCAAAAATACGACAGCTTATGCTGAACGGTGGGCGGAGATAGAGAAAGAAAACAAACTCGCAGGTGTAATAAAGCAAATGCTCCTTGACCTATGTGTTGTCGGTGACGGTGCTTTTAAGGTCAGCTTTGACACGGCTGTATCAGATGTTCCGATTGTTGAATGGTATCCTGCCGAAAACATCGACTTTACTTATGTGCGCGGCAGAATCAGAGAAGTTAAGTTTTATACCGATTACACGCAAAATCACCGACATTTCCGTTTTGAGGAAACATACGGTTACGGCTATATTCGTTATGCTTTGTATGATGATAACGGCAGAGAGGTCGATTTACACACAGTTAAGGCACTTGATTGGATAGACAGCAACGGTGTGACCTTTGACACATCATATATGTGGGCAGTACCGGTTATTTACGGCAAATCGTGCCACAAGGGCAGGGGTGCGGGCATTATCGGAGCAAAGACAGACGCTTTCGACAGCTTAGACGAGGCGTGGTCGCAGTGGATGGACGCTTTAAGAGCTTGCAGGCCAAAGCAGTACATACCTAATTGCCTTATTCCATACAATGCCGAAACCTGTCAGCCGATGGCGCCGAACCCGTTTGATAATAGATTTATTGAGGTAAACACAGACACAAGCGAAAACGGCAACGGCAACAGGATTTACACAGAAAGTCCGCAGATTCAGCACGAAAGCTATTTAAGCTCATACATCACCGCACTTGACCTTTGTTTACAAGGTGTTATATCTCCGTCAACGCTCGGTATTGATACAAAAAAACTCGATAATGCCGAGGCACAGAGAGAAAAAGAGAAAACAACTCTGTATACAAGACAGAACCTTGTTGAGCTCACCGAGAACGCTATGCAGAGCCTTGTTGAAGTTGTACTCAATGCAGACAGTGAGCTTAACGGCAAGGGAATTGTTGACGGAATAGAGGTATCCGTAAATTTTGGTGAGTACGCCAATCCGTCATTTGAAAGTCAGGTTGAAACCGTGTCAAAAGCAAGACAGGGCGGTTTGATGTCGGTTGAAACCTCGGTCGAGGAATTGTACGGCGACAGTAAGTCGGACGATTGGAAAGCTGAAGAGGTACAGAGGATAAAAGAAGAACAGGGCATTGCAAGTGAGGAAGAAACCTCGTCATTCGACGATTTGGCAGGACTGACAGATGAGTGATTATGATATCGGAAAAGCCCTTGAAGAAATCGAAAATGAACTTATTGACAGTATGATGCGCAATTTCAGCCGACACAGAGCAGAGGAAACCAAAGAGGGCTATAATTGGACCCAATGGCAGGCAGAACAACTAAAGGCACTTGAGGAGTACCGCAAAACGAACGCCCAAAAATTTGGCAAGCAGTTCAAGAGCATTAACAGCAAGGTTGAAGAAATGATACACACCGCAAGAGCCGACGGCAACGCAGAACAGGAAGTGAAAATCCTCGAGGCTATTAAGAACGGCTTTACACCGCATATGCCCACAGGAGCGAGCACAGGCGAGTTTTTTAAGGTCAATAACCGTAAGCTCAATGCTCTTGTAAAATCGACCACAGACGATTTGAAGAGGGCGGAAACGGCGGTTTTGCGTATGAGCAACGATAAGTACCGCAAGGCGATTTTTAACGCACAAGTCTATGCAAACACAGGTGCAGGCACTTACGAAAAGGCGGTTGATATGGCTTGTAAGGATATGCTAAACGCAGGACTGAATTGTGTGGAGTACAAGAACGGTGCAAGGCACACGCTTTCAGACTATGCGGATATGGCAATCAAGACGGCGAACAAGAGAGCCTATCTAAGAGGTGAGGGCGAAGAAAGAGCGAAGTACGGGCTTTCCCTTGTTGTGGTAAACTCAAGGCAGGGCGGCTGCCCTGATTGTGCAAAATATATCGGCAAGGTGTTTATTGATGATGTGTATTCAAACGGCAAAAAATCGGACGGTGATTATCCGCTGCTTTCAACCGCCATAGCGGAGGGACTTTTCCACCCACGCTGTAAGGACAGCACAAGCACCCACTACCCTGAACTTGACGATTTGAGCGGACCTCTCTCCGATGACGAGCTTGCAGAGCTTGACCGCCAAAGAGGACTTGAGGTACAGCAACAGCATGCGGAAAAGCAAGCCGAACGCTTTGACCGCAGGGCAAAATACAGCCTTGACGAGGATAACAAGAAGTTTGCTAAAGCAAGAGCAGACGAGTGGCACGACAGGGCGGATAAGTTGGCGGAAAAGGTTAAAAACGCAGAAGATATTTCGCCTAAAGCTGTTGCAAAATCTCAAAAAGCTGTTATAATGAAATCAGAGGGTGTGTTGGATTTGGAACAAGCAAAAAAGCGTGATCATAAGATTTATATTACTGATACAGCTATAAACAAAGTTGATTTAGTTAAACCAAAGGATTTTTCTGCTGCACAAGCATCTTTTATGAAGAAAAAGCATAAAGAATTGTTAAGTGTTGCAAAAAGCCAAAACAATAGTAATGAAGTACTTTTTATAGAAAATTTAGACTTTAACAATGAAGTCAGAATTTTAGGAGATGAGTTTGTAGTATCACCCGGTAAAAATCCGTTTGCTGTTTCGGTTATAGCCCATGCGGAAAGACAGTCACTTGTATATTTACATAATCACCCAAGTACAAATACATTTTCTGTTGGTGATATTGATACTTTCATTTGCGAAAGAGCGGTAAAAACAATGTCTGTTGTCACAAATCAAGGCGAAGTGTATATTTTAAATAAACTTGACAATTATAATTTTAATGATACTAAAAAGATTTTGACCGAAATTTATAAATCTTATCCTGACGGTGATATAGATGACAAAGATTTTGTGAAAAAATTTTTAAAGCGTTGTCATGAAGGAGGAATTGAATATGCAAAATCAAAATAAAACTGTTATGAATATTGATGATAGAAACAAAGGAAGAAAAGGCATAGAAGAAATGCTGGAAAGAATGGAAAAGATGTCTGACTTGCCAAATAACAGCCCCACGCAGAACAAAACAAGGAAAGAAACAGCGTGAATATCTAACCGCTCCGTAACAAGAGCGGTTTTGTTATGCGTGAATTTAATACAGAGATTAGCACTTAATCAATCGGATTGAGTGCTTTTTTTATACCAAAAATTTGAAAGGCGGTGACAAAATGAATGTGAAAAAATATCGGAAAAAAGTTGTTGTAGTAGAAGCATATCAAACCGACAAAAAAATCGTTATACATACACTTGAAGGTGATATGACAGCAAGTCCCGGTGATTATATTATTACTGGTGTTAATGGTGAAAAGTATCCATGTAAACCTGACATATTTAAAAAAACATATGAACTTGTAGAACAATAAATAATGAGGTGACAAAATGAAAGTAAGAGTAATTACATCGTTCAACGATAAAACCGAGGGGTTTATTAACAGACCGATTAATGAAGTTTTTGAATGCTCCGAGCAGAGAGCAAAGGAACTCATTGACGGTGGTTTTGCGACAGAGGTTAAGCCAAACGCTACGGAAAATGAACCAAACGCTACGGAAAAGCCGAAAAGAAAGACAACAAAAACAGCTTAAAACGCACTTGTGAGTGACTGCACAGGTGCTTTTTTATTGTCCGAAGACATTAAACTACGGGAGACACCGTGCAAAACTGAAACAGAGAGACACTCTATAAACTGATTACGGGAGACACCCGAAAAACTGAAAGGATTGATAAAATATGGCAGAAAACAACCCAACACCTAACCAAAACGAAACACAGCCGACACCGCAGGGCAACCCTGCACCTGCATTTGATTATGACAAGCTTGCAAGTCTTATTAACGGCAAGCAGAGCGTAGCCGAAGATACGGTTTTAAAGTCATACTTCAAGGAGCAGGGATTGTCAGCAGATGAGATGAAACAGGCAATCGGTGCTTTTAAGGAGCAGAAAGCCAAGAACACACCCGACATTGCGAAAATGCAGTCGGAAGTTGAATCCGCAAACAACGCAAAGCTCACGGCAGAAGTCAATCAGTCGGCAACCCTCGAAGCCGTAAAACAGGGCGTAGATGTGGCAAGCATTCCGTATGTACTCAAAATGGCAGACTTTTCGGCTGTAATGGCAGATGGCAAAATCAACACAGAAAAGCTTACAGAGGCGGTTAAGAAAGTGCTTGACGATATTCCTGCACTCAAAGCAAAAGCAAGCGAAAACGCTGGCGGTGTTCAGAGAATCGGCGGTGACGGTAACGGCAACAAAAATTTAACAGAAGATGCCTTAAGAGGAATTTTCGGCATCAAATCGAAAAAGTAAGAAAAGAGGTAAATAATTATGGCAGTATTAGAATACGCAACTATTTTCAGTAATGTTTTAAGAGAATTGTACGGTCAAGCCCTTACTTGTGATGACCTTTACCACTCAAACTCTGACATTCAGATTATCAACGGTAAGGATGTTAAAATCCCGAAACTCTCGGTCAGCGGTTATAAAGACCATACACGAGGTGCAGGCGGTTTTAATTCGGGTACATATTCAAATGGTTACGAAACCAAAACCCTTGACCACGACAGAGATATTGAGTTTGCTATCGACCCTATTGATGTTGACGAAACAAATATGGTAGTAACTATCGCAAATATTCAGACACGCTTTGAAAAAACACAGGCTATACCTGAACTCGACTGTTATACTTACAGCAAGATTTATACAGAAGCTAAGCGAGTTGGTGCAACAGTAAAAACTACTGCATTAACTGCGGCGAATGTGCTTGCAGATTTTGATGATAACCTTGAGGCTTTTGCCGAAGCGGGTGTACCGCTCGACAGGGTTATTCTTTATGCGACACCACAGTACAAAAAGCTTTTGAAGAATGCAGAGGGTATTCAGAGAACACTTGAAATCAGTTCCGCAAAGGGCATTGACCGCCGTGTTCGTTCCGTTGATGATATTGATAAGATTGTAGAAGTGCCAAGCTCAAGAATGAAGTCTTTGTTTGATTTTACAAACGGTTGTGTTGCTGACAGTTCAGCTAAGCAGATTGACTATATTCTTATTGACCCGGAAGCACAGGTATCAAGAGTTAAGTATTCATATATCAATGTCTATACTCCGCGTTCTGACAGCCGAACAGCTGATAATTATATATATCAGAACAGAAAAGTCAATGGTACTTTTGCCATTGATGAACTTATGAAGCAGGGCGTAATCATTCACGCAGAGGCTTAAAGCGAGGTGAGCAAAAATGAAAGCAATTAAAGACAATAAGTCATATACAGTCAATACAGATGAGGAAGCTAAGACTTATGTATCTCGTGGTTATGATATTCAGGACGACAATGGTGAAATCAAAGAATACGGCTTAGGCAAGAAAATTTCTGTTGATGATTACAATACTTTGAAGAAAGAAAATTCAAAGCTCAAAGCCGAAAACAAAAAGCTTAAAGAGAATATCAAATCAGACACAAAGGAATAAATCTATGTTTGCGGATTACATTGAACAGCAGGGCGGAGATGAAAAAAGCATTATCTCCGCCGCTCACATCGACATTCTGACCTTTAACCGCATTGATTTTGAAAAACTTTCGGAAATGCAGAAGAGAATCATCAGCAGAGTGCATAGCAGACTTACTGCTTTTGAAGAAGAAAATGCCGATATGATTTCTTCCTATCTGAAAAATTACAACATCAACGGTGTGGGTATGGAGTTTGGCGCAAGTTGGAATTTGATGTGCATAAGCGGTGTGGCAATTCCTGCGGACCTCTACTCTCTGCTTAAATCAACAGGGCTTTGTTATCCTGCAATATGAGGTGATATGTTTTGAAATTTCCGCCACTTGTAAAAAAGCAGTTCTGTAAAACTCCTGTTGAGGTGACAATATACGGCGAGGGTGTTTCCGAGGACGGAGCGCCCTTGACCGTGTTTGAATGTAAAAATCTGTATCCCTCCGACAGCCTGTATCCGTCAGCCGTCCTGCACGGCGGCAATTCCTTGTGCAATATGCAGTCTAAAGCCAAAACAGTCTATACCAAAGAACAGAAAATCGTTCAGGTGTCGGCTGTTTTGCTTTTTAGCGGTGACCTTGCACCCGATTGTCCGAATTTAAGCAGCGGCTATGTGGTGCTTGACGGAGTAAAGCGTAACATCGTACAAGGCATTAAACACCGCAACCCTGACGGCACAGTGAATTTTACGGAATTGGATGTGATTTAGTGAGCTTTTCTGTAACATCAAAAATCAAGCTGAATTTGCCTTTATTAAAGCAGCTTGATAAAGCACAGCAGACGGCATTGCGCAATACCACAGACGCATTGCTTACGCAGATTAAAAACACGCAAGTAATGCCGTTTGATACAGGTAATTTGCAGAACGAAAGCACATTTGCCGACTACTCAAACCTTGCGAATGGGGAAACAAAAATCGTATCAAGTACGCCGTATGCCAGACGGTTGTATTTTCACCCTGAATATGATTTCAGCAGAGATGAAAACATTGCCGCCGGCGGCAAGTGGCTCATTCCTTGGCTCAAGGGCGGTACACGACAAAACTTTTGTCAAAAGGCATTTGCACGATTTTACAAACAGGAGGCAGGACTTTGATTTATTTATCTGACATAAGGGACTTTTTAAAGACTGTCTTTAAAGCAGAGCATTACTACATCGGTAAACTCGATAACAAACAAGATAAGTCCCTCGGTGTGTACTCTCTCAAGCAGTCGGGTGCGCCTGTAAGGGCGATTGGTGACGAGAGTACATACAACACAATCAGCGTGTCTTTACTCTTGCATTGGAACAACAACGCAAAGGAAACGGAGCGACAGGCACACAATTTATTTGAAACGCTTTACAGTGTAAAAGATGTTGAAATCAACAAACACACAATTTATATTATTGAACTGCTCACGCCCGAGCCTGTCGATGTAGGCACAGACGACAAGGGCGTTTATGAGCAAGTCATTGAAGTTAAATTTTATTACGAAAGGATGTAAATAATTATGGCAGTATCAAGTGGAGTTTATCCATGTTATGAAAATCAGTTTGCGGTAGGTAAGGCAGGTACAGACACCGCCACAACAGCAATCGCAAATTGCGAGGAGTTTTCGGTTGCATTTGACAACGGCGTTGAGGAATGGACAGCGTTTGAGAACGAGGGTTGGAAGTCAAGACTTATGACAGCCAAGAGCGTTACAATCTCTGTAAAGGGCAAGCGTACAATCGGTGACGCAGGCAACGATGAAATCGCAGAGCTTGCGTTTAAGAACGGTACAGCCGCACAGCTTCCGTTTAAGTGGACTTTCCCGAACGGTGCAAGCGTACTCTTCAAGAATGCGGTTATCTCTGTAACAGCAAACGGCGCAGGAGCAAGCACAGGTGTTGCACCTCTTGAATTTGAGGTTATGTCAAACGGCAAGCCCGAATACACACCAGCAGCCTAAGGAGGTATAAAGAATGTCAAAAATCATTGATATTACAAACAAGCTTAATTTTGACGAAAAGCCAAAACTTGTTATCAAAGGCACAGAAATTGAGGTCAACAATGACGCAATTTCTTTCATTAAGACGGTTGCGCTTTTTGACAGCGAGGACGGCGTAAAAACATCGGACATCTTATCGGCTCTTGAACTTCTTTTTGATGAGGAGAACAGAGAAAAGATTGCAAAACTTCATCTCTCGTTTGCCGACCTCTCAACGCTCATCAGAACAGCAACGGAGCTTATTGCTGACGAGGACAGCGAGGGGGAAACTCAGACCCCGGCTACGACTTAATAGATGATTTCGATTTAATCGTATCGAGTTTTAAGTCAGAGTACGGGGTGAGCATTTACTCCGAAGATTTTAAAAAGATGACTTGGGCGGAGTTCAGCTCCCTGCTGTGTGGCTTGGGAGCTGACACGCCTCTTGCGAGAACGGCTCAAATTCGCCTTGAGAACGATGAAAATGTTTTGAAGAACTTTACATCATCTCAACATAAAATACGCAATAAGTGGCGTTCACGCACAGCAAATAAACGCACACAGGCTGACATAAACACAGCCTTGCATGACTTTGAAATGATATTTGCAAATATGTAAATATTGCATACAATTTTGTTTATTTTTATAAAAATCTTGACTTTTATGTATATTTTTGGTAATATAAAGAAAATGTGAAATAAAGTAACATTTTATTATAAAAGGAGAGATACAAATGGAAAATCAAAATACTGTGCAGACACAAGAAAACACAAAGTTTTGTAAACATTGTGGTGGGAAAATTGCGAAAGAGGCTGTTATCTGCCCACTGTGTGGATGTCAAGTTGAGCAAATTACAAATACACAAGGTACACAACCTATTGTTATTAATAACACTAACAATAACACAAGTGCAGCCTCTGCGACAGCGGTCGCCAATGGTGGAATACAAGGAAAACCTAAAAGCAAATGGGTAGCATTAATTTTATGCATTTTTCTTGGATATCTCGGCGCTCATAAATTTTATGAAGGCAAAATCGGAATGGGTATTCTTTATCTTTTCACCGGAGGTTTATTTATCGTTGGTGTAATTATAGACATTATTGCTTTGCTCGGTAAATCTAATCCGTATTATGTTTAAGAATGTAGCATAACAACTAAATAAGCTAATTACAGCGTACATCTTCGGGTGTGCGCTGTTTTTATACCACAGGGTGTAGCATTTTTGCAACGCCCTTATTTTTATGCAGAAAGGATGTGAAACATATTGGATAACACAACCGTGGGCGAAATCGGCTTAAATCTTGTACTGAACAGGCAAGGCTTTTCTAAATCGCTTAATGCAGTGCAGGAGCAGGCAAACAGCGTAAGCAATAATATGAAAAGCTCACTTAAAAAGCTCGGCTCTGCCATTGTTGCTGCGTTTTCGGTAGCGGCGATTAAGCAGTTTGGCCAGCAGTGCATTGAATCGGCGGCACAGGTCAATGCGGCAAATTCTCAGTTTGAGCAGACTTTCGGTTCAATGGAATCACAAGCAAAAAGTGCAATTCAGAGTGTTGCAAAGGAAAGTGGTATTCTCGAAACCCGATTGCAGGGTGTGGGAACGAGTATTTATGCTTTTGCAAAAACCACAGGTATGGACAGTGCCAATGCATTGAATATGATGCAAGAGGCTTTGCAGGTAACAGCTGACAGTGCGGCATATTACGACCGTTCGCTTGAAGATACCGCCGAAAGTCTTAAGTCGTTTCTTAAAGGTAACTTTGAAAATGATGCCGCACTTGGCTTGTCTTGTACAGAAACAACACGAAACGCAGCGGCTAATAAGCTGTATGGCAAATCTTTTGTCGAACTGTCAGAATCACAAAAACAGCTTACCTTGCTTGAAATGGTAAAGGACGCTAACAAGCTCTCAGGTGCATTGGGCCAGGCAAGCAGAGAATCAGACGGTTGGGAAAATGTAACAGGCAACTTAAAAGAGAGTTGGAATCAGTTGCTTGCGGTTATTGGTAAGCCTATTCTTCAAGTAGCAACGAATATTGTGCAAAAGCTTTCTTCGGCTATTGCAAAACTTACAGAGTACGCCAAAGGTGCGATAAATGCACTTTCAAAGCTGTTCAACTGGGACGGAGATGATACAGCAAACAGCATTTCAGCCGCTGCAAGCTCGGCAGAAAATTTGACTGATGAGGCAGAAAGCGGCTCAAACTCATTAGAAAGTGTTACGGAAAGTGCAGAAAAAGCAAAGAACAGCGTTGCAGGTTTTGACAAGCTGAATGTTATTACTAAATCAGATAGTGGCGGTTCTGATACTTCTGCAAGCAGCACATCGGCAAGCAATGGTACTTCTGTCGCAAATACTGTTGTTAAAGACACAAACAGCGGTGTTTCGGGTGCTTTTAAAAATCTATACGAAAAAAGCGGATTCAAAGGCTTTGTGGATAATGTTCAAAAGGGCATTAATAAGGTTGATTGGTCAGCTATCGGCAAAAATTGTGAGTCGATATTCAAAAATTCTGTTCCGATAGCTCAAAATTATCTTACACAGGTGCAAAAGGTCGGTAAATCTGCATTCGGTGCGGTAGGTTCATTTGTCGGCGGAGTGGTACAGGTTAGCGGTAAACGGCTGCAAACACTGACGGGCGGCGTTGCAAAATGGCTTGATAAAGACAAGAATAAAATCAACGGCTTTATTACAACCATTGGCGATAATTTCAGCAAAGGCTACGATAATTTATCGACATTCTTTGAAAAGGGTTTTGATGTCATCGGGCAGAGTGTTGACAGAGTTCGCCCACAAATGGAGGACGCAATTTCAAATCTGCTCAGCGGTTTTACAGATTTCGGCGGTGCGGTCGGAACGATTTTCTCGGAGGGCTTTAGTTTAGCTACCGAATCACTTGTAAAATGGATTGATAATGACGGTGCAACCATTGGGGAATTTTTTGACAATATTCAACTTCAAATGGCAGATGTTATGAACTTCGTGGGCGGCGTATTTTCAGACATCGGTAACTTCCTGCTTGGCTGGTGGGACGGCGAGGGCGGTTCTGAGATTTTTCAGAATGTGTGCGATATGTTCCTTAATATCGGCACAACGCTTATGAATGTTTATAATGATTGGATTATGCCTGCGTGGAATTTCATTGTCGGAGTATTTCAGTCCGCATGGACAGATTGCCTTAAACCGATTTTTGAACAGCTATGGACTGTTTTCGGCAAGGTTTGCGACTGTATTGCAACAATATGGAATAATTGGCTTTCCCCGCTTGTGAACTTCATAAGCGATACATTAGGCCCTGTATTTAATACGGTACTGAGAAATATTCAAAGCATTTTTGAAACAGTATTCAGAGTTATAGGCGATGTTGTGGGCGGTATTTTAAAATCGTTCGGCGGTCTTATTGACTTTATAACAGGTGTTTTTTCGGGCAACTGGGAAAAGGCTTGGAACGGTATCAAAGACTTTTTCGGCGGTATATGGGACGGCATATGGGGCATTATCAAAGGCTTTGTTAATCTGATAATTGACGGTATAAACCTATTGCTGACAGGTATATATACGGTTGTAGCCGCTATCGTTAATACTATCGGCGGTATAGCTGACGCAATCGGTTCGATTTTCGGGCAGGAATGGGGTTGGTCAATGCCTAACGAACCTGTTCTTATTCCACATCTTGCAACAGGCGGACTTGTCAAAGCACCGACACTTGCGGTAGTCGGAGATAACGCAGGAGCTAATTCGGGCAATCCGGAAGTTATTGCGCCGCTTAGCAAGCTACAAGGTATGATTAATACTTCTAACGGCGAGGATACGGTAATTCTCGGCGAAATTCTGTCGTATCTTAAAAAGCTGTATGAGATGTTCGTAATATTCAGAAACAACGGCGGTAACTACTATCAGTTTGTCGCTGAAATTAACGGCAATGATATTTTTAACGAAATCGTAAAGCAAAATGAGCTTTATAAAAACCGCCATAACGGCAAATCGGCATTTGCGTAAAGGAGGTGCAGTATGTCAAATTATAAAGGTTATTTACTAAAATTCGGAAATACCGAATTTCCTAATAACTATTTCGCTGAATATTCGTCAACACCTGATCAGCGTATGGACAACGATGCCGAGCGTGACGATAACGGCAGTTTACAGCGTTCAACACTGCCGACAGGTAAGACAAGCATTACTTTTTCTACCCACATTCTGCACTTGAACGAGAAAATCAATATGCAGAATATTATTAATTCTGCAATCGTGAACACAGTACAACGCAAATGCTATGTTACATATTGGAATGATGAAACCAACTCATATGACAGCGGATATTTCTATATTCCCGATATTGAGTTTTCGGTTATGGACGCAAGCAAGACAGACATCCGCTACAACCCAATAAGCATTGAGCTTATTGAGTATTAAGGGGGTGCGGTATGATAAATTTAACAGATGAGGTCAAAAAGCAACTGTTGAACGACAGCTTGCAAAGGGAAATAATTATCAGCTTTCTTGACGACGATATTCCCAACATCACGGGCGAGAATATTGTATCTGAAAGTCTTGAACTTACGCAGGCAATCAGTGACGGCAAGGAGTTTAAACTCGGCGGCTGTATTGCAGGTCAGCTTACTGTAAGAGTGATAAATGTTGATACAGAGCTTAACGGCAAACGCATTAAAGTTATGATGAAACAGTCATACAGCAAGGGGCTTTTATTTCCCTCGGATACAGTATTGCCGAGTGCAGATTTATATTGCGGTTATCAGTCTGGAATTATTGAGGTGTCGCTATTCTGCGGTACTGTCAACAGCTCATCAAGACAGAAAAACAGGGCGGTAAAGGAAATTATCGCATATGACGATTTATATCTCGCTTCACAAAAATACGCTTACAACTACTTTACAAGCCTTGCGATTTATTCGCCAAAAATAAGTTTATATGACTTGAGAGTATATCTCTGCAGCAGCTTTTTAAAGGATTATGATTACGAAAACGAATTTACAGGCTTTAATGACAGCAATGAGCTGTCGCTGAAATTGGATCTTGTAAAATCGGTTTTCAATGACAAAACCACGATAGCGGACTTGTTGAGTGCGTACTGCGAACTTAATGCTTGTTTTGCAATTATGAGCGGAGAGGGCAAGATAAAGTTTATTCAAATTCTAAATCCTAAAACCGAGGTCGTTGACAACTACAGCAACCTCGACTTTGAGGAATACACAACACGCAGTATTAATCTTATTAAGTTTAAGTACAACAAGGACAGCTATTTTTCGTACGGTCATACAGAAGAAGAAAAACAAAGTTGGTATATATCGGACAACATAATTACTGCTTGCTGTACAGACATTGCAGGTATTGTTACAAGTTTTAACGATAATAAAGGTAACAACTACATCTTTTACAATTTGTATGCTTACAGGCCTTTTAAAGCTGATGTTTACGGCAGGTGGTGGCTCGAATGTGGCGACAAGGTGAGCATAAAAACAGGCTTTACGGACACGGAAACGGTTGATAGCTTTGTTTTTGAGCGCACACTTAAAGGTACTAACGGAATGAGAGTTGGTATTACGGCGAATGGTACAGAATATTTAGGAAAGGATGAGATAAATGAGTTACAGCAAAATTAATTGGGTTGACGGAGCTGTTCCGGCGCTGAACGCAACAAACTTAAATCATATGGATGACGGTATCTACAACAACAGTGTGGACATAGCGCTTGCGGATGGCAACATCCACACGCTAAGCGAGAGAATAATTGCGATTAACACAGCCTTATCTGCAAAGGCAGATAAAAACGAGCTTGAAGATGAAATAACAGACATTGACGAAACAGTGACAATGAAGATTAATCTTAAAGCTGATAAGGCGAATACTCTTGCCGGTTACGGAATTACAGACGCTTACGATAAAACATATCTGAATAGGGCATTAAATGACAAACTTATCAAAATGCCGTTTGATACCGTGCCTGCGGCAAACAGCCCAAATTATGTTACAAGCGGCACTGTGTATAACAGTGTTAATTCGCTTAGGCAGACCGTTGCGCAGAACAAAGCCGATATAGAAAAATCGCTTGCAGACAAATATGATGCGGCGAATAACGAAATCGGTTCGGGAGAATTATCTCCGACGCAGACAATTTATGAGGGCAGTGCGGGAAAATTCGTTTACGTAAAGAACGGCGACGCAGTTACTGTGTCTGTAAATATTACAAGTATGTTGGCGGAT